TGAGATCCCTGCTTTGACTAGTTTCATTGAGAATTTGACAAGCGTGAATGACAAGGTTCCGTGGACGACGGTGATCAAGGAAGTTATTTTCTTTGGTCTCCATCTGTCACGAGGCGGTTTTACACCCGCTAATCTTGCTATTTGCGCTGCTCATTTCTGTAGTAACATCGGAATGGATACCATGCTCTCTTATTTCAAGACAAGAGTTGCTGCTGCCCAGTCCGGTCTTACTTCTGCTGTGCAAGTAATTGCTCTCGCCGTGAGTGGAGTGATTAGCATTGCAAGCCTTTGGCTCTTTAACAAAGTGCCGAAGGAATGCAATGTTGATCAGTTCATTAACCGATTTTCAAAGCTCGGGTCTTGTTTGACCTCTGCATCGAAGATCTACGCGGTGACTGAAGGAATGACAACAGTGATTATGGATTTTATTCAGAAAACTGTTTTCGGATTGAGCACTGGTGATTTGAAAGAATTCGAAATGATTGACAAATTTTGTGATGAAGTTCAGGAGCTCAACACTCCCGATCTGTCCAAGAAGTGTGCAGAAGATCTTGATGGTGTTATACGTCAGAGAGTAACCGGATGGTTAATTCAGGCTGATAACATCAAAAAGACCTTGGATGCAATGAGACTTCCGTCTGTTGCTTCACAGCGATTCACTTCAACCTATCTTTTCCTTATTAAGGTAAGAGATATGTTGGATATGAATCCTGTGGGGACACAGACGAGTCGAATTGCGCCCCTCGTTGTGCACATCTACGGAACTACCGGAGTTGGAAAAACAAGCGCTCTTGATTTTCTGAACGCCCGCCTCTTAGTTGAGTTGGGCTCAAAGTCAGTCAAGGACCTTGACAACAAGGTTTACCAACGTGACCCTGGAGTTGAGTTCTTTGATGGTTTCAACAACGGTACCGAAATTGTCGTTTGCGATGATTTCGGTGCTGTTGCTGACACCCCTTCAAGACCGTCTGTTGAAGCGATTCAAGCGATCCGTATGGGTAATACCGCCCCATACAAACCCCCGATGGCTGACCTGAGTGGTAAGGCGAATGCGATTTTCGCTGCGAAGGTCATCATTTGGACTTCCAACCGTGCCAAATTTGAGTTTCCTTCACTTACGAATCCGGAAGCTGTGTACAACAGAGTTCATCTCCGTTTTATGCAACGCCCGGCGCCTGAGTATGTGAAGATTGTCAACATCGATGGAAAGGATTACGAAACATTGGACGTTGAGAAGGTCGACGAAGAAGCTGAAAATGATGAGACTGTCAGGCAGAGATGCTTGATTTTCGATCAAGAGTCGACGCGCGGAACCCTTAACCCGGGAACCAATCGTTATACTCTTATCAAAGAAGGCTTGACTTTTGACGAAATGTCTGAAATCTGTGTTCAAGCTCTCCGGCGTAAGCTAGAGAAAGGCAAAGAATATAAAGACTATCGTCAGAAGTACTTTGAAGACTTGATCAAGGCGAAAGGACAAGCAACCAAAACAGACGAGGATGTATGTGAAGAATTTGGAATCAATGAACACCAGTTCAATGATTTCCTTATTCGTTACTACTATCCGTTTTTGATGTACAGAACCAACGAAGAGTGGATGACCCCGGCTGAGTATCTAGAAAAGTTGATTTCCGAAGGCTTAGGAGTTGAATCTCTGGTGAGTATGGAAAGAGATGATGCGACGCCATCAATCATTGATGTCGGTTGGAAGGAACTTCTTTTCTACCGACGTCAAGGATTGGTGCTGCCAATCAAGCCTGTTTTCCACCGTGTTCCCACGATGGTAGAACGTGCTTTTGGTGCGATGCATCATATTGATGTTTTTGAAACTCTGAACGCTTTCGGTTTCAGCCCCATCTGGAACAAAGAGTTGTTTACGAAGGAGCAGTACGAAGTGTTGCAACCTTACTTTACGTCAGGTTGTTTCATGTGTTCTGCTGGAGCTGTTGATGAAACTGTTAACTTTATCTATGACTTGTGGACGGTTCACTACCAATCTAGTGGTGAAGTGTCTGCGCAAGTTCTTGTGGATTTAGTTACGGAACGGAACCCCAACTTCTTCCCGTGCGACTGTATCAATCACAATGCCGAAGTTGACTTCTTCTCTCGCATGACTCGATCGGCGAATGAAGGATGTCAGTGGTGGGCCGGTAAGCTTTTGACAAAAGTTTGCCAGGCCTTCGACTGGTGGCCAGAATTGGTCACTATCCTTGGTGTTGTGCTTGGTATGGCTGGTGCGTACGTTATTCGAACGATTACCCGCTACATCTTGAAACAACTTTGGAACGGAATTTGTGCTGTAGGGAGCTATGTTGGCAACAAAGTAGTTTCCGTCGGTGAAAAGACCGTGAATTTCTTCACCATTAGTGAGAAGAATGCAGAGGTGGAAGCGTATCCCAATGCGCAACCATCTGTCAAGCCTCTTACTACTGTTGAAGCAGTTTACGACACTGGACTCAAGGAAAAACCGACAACGACTGTTGAAGGGCCCTATGTGACCGGAGTGGCGTCAAAACCCGCTTCAAACGTAGAAGGTTCTTACTCGACTGGAGTGACAGCTAAACCTGTTTCTAAAGTTGAGGGTGCCGCAGAAAGTTTGTCTGACCAAAACGCTTATGAGATCCG